AACTGACCGCCGCCCTCGAAGTGGCCGTCAAGGAGTCCGAGTCCTTCAAGGCCCTCGTCGCCGAGCACGAAGCCAGCAAGGTCAGCGCCTCCAAGGAAGCCGCCAAGATCGTGGCCTCCGTCGGCGTGTCCCCGGTCGAACTCAGCCCTGCGGATGGCAAGCCCACCGCCGAAGCCGTCGACCACCTCGCGACCTTCATGTCCCTGCCGGTCGGCTCCAAGGAGCGCAACGAATACTTCGCTGCCAATAAGCACGCCATCATCAAGGCTTGCATCTAATTTTCCCTTAACCCTCACCCAATCATAACACATCATGGCTAACTCCATCGTCGCCGCTCCCAGCATCCTCGCTGAAAGCGTCATCGCTTCCCTCAAGGGCAAGCTCCCGGCCCTCCGCGCCTTCTCGTCCGTCTTCACCGCTGCCGAATCCGGCGCTGGCAAGACGGTCCAGGTTCCGCTGATCGGCACCTCCACCGCCACCGAGTTCTCGACCGGCGGCTACCTCACCCAGGACGACGCGACGATCACCGCCGCCAACGTCACCCTCAAGCACTTCAAGGTTTCGAGCCGCTTCTCGCCCCTCGACGTCAAGATGTATGGCGCCCAGTTCCTCTCGAACGCCTTCGTCCCGACCGCCGCCAACGCCCTCGCTGAAAAGTGCCTGGCTGAAATCGGCGCGCTGATCACGAACGCCAACTACGCTTCGTCCGTCGACACTGGTGCCGCCCTGACCTACGCTGAAGTCGTGACCGCCAAGGGCGTGCTCGACGCCGCCAAGGCCGCTGAGCCCCGCGCGTTCATCCTGAACAGCACCTACGCCAACGGCCTCCTCGGTGACGCCACCATCATCGGCAACTCCGTCCTCGGTGCCGGCATCCTGACCTCCGGCCAGATCGGTACCCTCGCCGGTGCCGCTGTCTACCAGTGGAACAGCCTCCCGGCGAACGCCGAAAACCTCGCTGGCTTCGCCTGCGGCGCTGACGCTATCGCTGTCGCCTCGGCCCTCCCGATGTCCGAAATCCCGGGCTTCGAAGTTGCCAACGCTGTCGACGCCGACACCGGCCTCGGCGTCCAGGTCCTCATGGGCCAGGAACAGAGCGGCTACTACAACGTCACCGCCACGCTGCTCTTCGGTGCCGCTGTCGGTCGCGCGACCTCCCTCCACCGCCTCAAGACCGCCGCCTAATAGCGGTCCAAGGTTCAAACGAGGCTCCCAGCAATGGGGGCCTTTTTTGTGCCCCCTACCAATCCGGGCAAGTATAGGATGAGCCTCTACGGAACCGAGTTTCTCAACGACGCCAAAGAGATGGTGGCGGACTTCGGCGTGGCCGGGTCGGCCAACTCTGGCGCCATCACCTTCTCCTGCCTCATCTCCGACCCCGCCGTCTCGACCGTGCTCGAAGCAGGGGGGTATATGGAGCGGACCCAGTATACGGTCAGGCTCCCCGCTGTAACGGCCTCCTGGAGCCAGCCAGACGGGTCTATGGGGGCATCGGCGGCCCTACTCTCGGCAGGGGTACCCATCGCCAGCCTTGCCCAGGGGAAGAAGATTGTGGCCGGCGGGAAGACCGTCCGCATCACGACCCAGACCTACAAGCCCGGGTCGGCATGGATCACGCTCGTCGTCATCGACGATAACCAGTAATCCGCCGTGGTAGAGGTTAACATCCCTCGGAAGTCCCTGTCCGAGTTTAATGCCATGCTGACCATGGTTGCCAAAGAGATTGGCATGGATGCCCAGAGCATGGTCGCAAAGCAGGCCATGCTTATCTGCGCAGACATGGCCACCTTTACACCAGGTATGCCCAAGGGAGGCGGGCAAGGTTTGTCAAAGGAAGCCAAGGCCGCAGGGGAAGGCGCCGTGGCCGGAGACATCCGTAAGATTTTCATCGCTGTCGGGGACCGCAACATCAGCACCCAGAAGGCTATCGTCTTCCGAAACCTAGCTCACGCGACACAGACCAATAACCGCCCGCTGTTCGATAAGATTATCAAGAAGTCCCGCATCGAGACCCTGCGCATCTCGCCGATCATGACGAAAATCCTGAACGACCCAAACTATGACCGGGCGTTCCTGAAGGCTAAGAACTACCTTAACCGCGTTCCGCTGGCCGTAAACGAATACGGCTTTGACTACGCCAAAGACCTGCGGACGCACCACAACCGCGTTAAGGCCAAGTTCGGCGGACGCATCGGTCGAGACCAGCGCATCGGCGAACCGCGTCTTCTGGTCGAGTCGAAGCAGGAACTCGATAACTACATCAAGGAGCGTCAGGCCGCCGTCGGTCGAACCAAGGCTGGTTGGCTTCGTGCGCTTAGTATGATCCCCAAGCCTCTTCGGGCTAATGTCGCCAGCGGGAACTTCGGCGCCAAGCTGCGGAACGCCGGCTGGGTTGCTCGCCATGGCGGATCTGGTCAGGCTACGGCAAATTACACCGACAAGAACGCTCAGGTCACCATTCAGAACTTCATCGGCAACATCAACCAAATCGCAGTAAAGGCGGATACCATGGCTCTTGCCTTGGGTAACCGCGTCAAGCAGATGGAGTCTGACCTCAATAAATACATAGCCCGCACCAAGCAAAAGATGCGGCTCTAATCACTTGTCCCCGCGAACTCGGACGAACACCGGGTGGCGGAGGGAACCGTTCGGGGTCTTCATCTGGAAGTCTACCTCGGCGGTCTGGCCGATGAGCTGAGAGCGGTCGGCGAGCAGGGCGGTGCGGGTAGCGTTATCCATGCCGGTGCCGACATTGACGAGGCGGCGTCCGCAGCGCACGACGATATGGCCAGCCATCCCGGCGCACTTGCCCGTGCCTTCGACCACGTCCACGATCTCGGCGTCAGTGGTGTCGGCGTCCTTGACCTTGAGCCAAGCCCTGGAGCGAAGGCCGTGGGAGTAGGGGGCGGTCGTATCCTTGACCATGGCACCCTCGAAGCCTTCCGCAGTAAAGCGGAGAAAGGCTTCCTCTGGGGTGCAGGAGACGCTTGGGATGAGCAGGAGGGAGGTAGGGTAGGACTGAGCAAACAAAGCCTCCAGCGAGGCACGGCGGGTGCTGTAATCGCCCTCCACGGAGGGAAGGTCGAATAGCCAGACCCGGGCATCGTCGGCAGACTGCTCGGAGCGCAGGGCACCGACCGAAGTGAAGAAGGACTTGCCGGACACGGCCTCGCCGTCGAGCAGCCAGACGCCGACCTTGCCAGCCAGGAGGTCGAGCACCTCGTCGGCCAGATGGTCGAGGGAGGGCATCGGGTTTCCGTTGCGGGTCTCGAAGCGCACGACGCGGCGGGATAGGTCCGCAGTGATCAGGACGCGGAGGCCGTCGACCTTGGGCTCGCAGACATAGGACGCAGGCGTCTCGCCAGCATACAGGCGGGCCAGCATAGGCCCACGGCGAACCTTGGGCGTGCGGCGCTTGGACTGACGCGGTACCGCATCCTCGAAGATGGCGAAGAACACGGCAAGTAATGGGTCCTGTTGGCAGAGCATCGGTGGAACTCCTGAAGCAAAAGCCTAGCCCCCTACCTCGTCAAGACCCTTTCCCTCCCAAAACGGGCAAAGGTACAATGGGCACGAAGAGCATCCGCCACATCGTAGAAGCCACGCTGGCCACCTACCTATCCACCCAGACCGGGCTGACCACCGTAGCCTTCCTGACCGGGGACAGCGCCGCGACCCAGACCCTGCCCAAGGCCGTGGTGCTTTGCGAGTCCGCCCGCAGCCCTGCCGACCTCCCCGAGGGTGAAGGCAACTTCAGCTGCTCGGTCCGCATCACCCTATTCTCGAACGCCGACGATACGACCCTCGCCGATCACCGCGCCCGCTGCGCCGCCCTGTCCGGCAATATGCGCGACCTGACCAGCATCAAGGCGGCCTTCGTCACCTCGACCGACGCGGCCTGTTATGACGTCACGATGCAGTCCGAAGACGAGGGCATCGACGAGCGCTCCTGGGCGACTTCCTTTGCCTTTGACGTGCTGGTGGTCCTGCCCGCCTGACCTAATTCCAAAGCCTGCAATTACAAATGGCCGCCATCTCAAACGGAACCACCTGCGTCTACGGTATCGCCGGTGTCGTCACCAACCTGTTCGTCCAGAGCTACAGCCTGTCGTCCTCGTTCAACGCCGAGGCCATGGTGGTCGACGAGACCGGCATCACCAAGACGCACCGCCTCGACGACCGCAAGTCTGAGATCACCATCGAAGGCATTGCCAAGACCTCGACGATGCCCATCCTTGGCGCCACTATCGCCTTCACGGTCAACACGGCCTCCGCCTATCCGGCTGGCTCGGCTTCGGTTTCCTTCTCCGGCGTGATTACCAAGATTGACGACAAAGGCTCCAACAAGGGCTTTACCTCGGTGTCGGTCACTGCGGTCGACTTCGAAGGCATCACCTACTAATTGACACCCCCGAAAGGGGTACAGTCTAGAGGACAGTGGACCGTCGCTTCCTCAACGCCTACGTCGACCCGGCTCCTTTTAGGATTCTGGGTCGAACTCTTTACCCTTGGTGCCTCAAGTACCGCGTGCGCCTGATGGCCTTCGACTCTCCCCTAGTCACCGGCTCCCGCGGCATCACCCCTGCCGACCTTATCTTCGCCTGCCAAGTGTGTGCCGAGGAACCCCTGGGCGGCGCCATCGGATGGATGGACAAGCTGCGCATCCTGAGCCTTCAGCGGAACCCCGCCAAGTTCGAGCGCCTGCTGGAAGCCTTCGCCGGTTATATCCTCGTCCAAGACTGGCCGAAGTTCTGGGAGCAGACCAAGACCAAGTCAGGGGGCGGCGACAAGGGGGTGCCTTGGCCGCTGTCCATTGTGGCCAACCTGATCGCGTCAGGCATCCCAGAGCAGCGGGCGTGGGAGATGCCGGAGTGTCAGGCCATCTGGCTCAACTCCGCCCTGGCTATCCGTAAGGGAGCGGACGTGGCAATCATGTCGCCCGAGGAGGAAGCCTTCATGGCCGAGGAGGAAGCCCGGGAGGCCGCGGCGGCTGCTTCCAATCCTGCAAAGGAAAGCACCCCCTGACATGGCCCAAGACCTGACAGTCAACATCAAGACCACCTCCGACGTCCCGCAGGCGATGGACAAGGCCAAAACGGCTACCGTTTCCTTCGGTAAGCAAGTCGAGGATATCCAGAAAAAGTTCAGCACCGCATTCAAGGACATCTTCCTCGGCTTCACGGCCCCGATGATTTTGCTTCAGGGGGCCATCTCTTACATCACCGGCGCAATCGAGAAAGCAAAGCAAGACGCCAAGGATGGACTTGATTTGCTGGCTAAGGGTGAAAGCAAGTTTGCCACAAGCGAAGATCAGAAGGCCGCGTCATTCTTCAAGCGTCGCGCTGAACTGAAAGAAGAGCAGCGGCTCGCCGAAGAGGGCCGTGCCGAGATTACCAAGCAAGTCCTAACCAGCACCGAGTTCAAGGACTTCGTCCTGCCCGATCAGTTCAAGCGCCGTCTGGCGGCCGGAGAAAGCATCTCCAGCATCTCTCGCGACAAAGGGCTGCAGCAGGACGCCCTTGATTTTTATAAGAACACCGCAGAGGGCAGGAAGATTACCGAAGGCATGGACATCGACAAAAATGCCAAGCCTAAGGACTTCAAAGGCCCCGAAGGCTTCTCCAACGTCGTCGGCGTCGGTGCCAACCCGGTCATGGAGTCCATGCGCGCTCAGCTCGAAGAACAGCAGAAACAGACATTGCTGCTACAAAACCTTGTGGACCGTAATCCTTTCGCCCCGACTGATTTCACCAAAAACAACAAATAACCCATGGCACGCGTAGACAACGGACTAGCACTTACTACAGCCCTCCTTCAACCTGGCTGGAAAACGCAGGCTGACGGCTATGGCCTGATCACCATCCAAGCCACCTTCAAGTCAGATCGCGCTGGCACCTTTGCCCCGTGCGTCCGAGGCACCCCTTTCCCGGTAACGGCATACAATTTCTGCATGTCCCACAAGAATACGATTTCTTGGGACACCTTGGGAATGGCTACGCTTGTGGTGGATTATGTGGGCATTGACCCTACCGTCAACTCGGGCAACAATACGAACCCTCAGCTTGTAACCTCCAACGCGGTTGCCTCTGAGAACATCACTTCTCACGAAAACTTCTTAGTTGCGAAAGCAGACTACACAGGAGTAATTGCTGGAAGCAGTTATACCTCATCGACCGTCGGGCCTCTGGTAGACATCAAGAATTCAAGCGATTACGTCGAGAAGGTGACCTCCCCTGGAAGCATCGTGCTTCTTACCAAAAAGAACTCTGTCGTCGGCGCCAATGGAGCATGCTTTGAGGATCAAACCAAAGGCGGCCGCTTCATTGGTTTTGTAGATAAGAACTTCCCCGAGTTTTACGGTAAGATGAATTACCTGTCACCGACTACCGCCATCTCCGGCCATGTCTATGTCAAGACGACCACGCTGGTTGGTAAGTTCTTGTCGATGCTTGGAGAGTCATCCGCAGATCAAACATGGGGTTCCGTCCTTCCAAAAATCGTGCCAGACTATCTTGCCATTTCTACCTACATGGGAACCTATGGTCCGGTGTTCTTGCTCTCTCAGGTCAACGTCGAAGACTTTGGAACCATCTATAAGGTCAATTACGAAATCAGGTACAGCAAGGAAGGCTGGTCAACTTCGGTATACAAGTTCAACGGGGTTTCCTAATGTCTGACGGCATTCAAATCGGAGACGGTTATACGTTCCAAACGCTTAACGGCGCTTCAAGCCTTTCCATTGATAAGCCTTATATCCCGGACAATAATCCAAGCGCCTTGCTTGGGGTCGTAATCCCCAAGCTGCCAGACATCCCGCTTCCTCCCGATATCCCCATCCCCCCGGAACCCGACCCGGATTTGCCTGCCTTCATTGACCCTTTCGCGGTTAAGCCTAGGCCGCTTCAGTTTGAGTGCCAGATTACTTCCTTGTCTGCGGCCAGCGTCCTTCAGATCGCGTGGGGAGCGGTGACATATACCCACTCGGTGATGCCGCTCATCAAGCGCGCGCCGTTCACCGACCATCGCCAAGCGTACATCAAGTTCGCTTCAGTCCTGTCGGCTGGCGTCACACCCGTGAATGGAACGGACCCTAATTCCCTGTGGATGTTGAACGGTGGCGGCTATGCGCTTACCGGCACAGGCCGATGGTATGTCACCCTAACGAAGTGGGACGCTGGCAACGGCGAGTTCACTGGCGGCCTGCTCGACAACAACCTCCCCTGGCTGTCTGTCGTCAAAGAGGGCTCAGACCAGTTCAACAAGATCTTCGTCGATGCTGGTCCTTCGCTGTACCAGAATCAGATGAACGTGCAGAAGATGTCAGGATATACCGCGGCCGCAACGGGAGCGCCTACCGACTGGGGCAACTGCCACACGACCTATTTCAACCCCCGATTCTTCGGCCATCACGTCCGGGTCATCGCGGCAATCGACTCCATCGCGGCGCCTCCTTGCGAAGTCTCCGTGGTGCAGGTCCGGGCAGGAAGTTCAACCGCGAACGAAATCCAGCAGATCATCTTCGTGGGTGTCTACAAGTCCGGCAGCGTGACCTTCAGTTATGGCGGCAGCACCAGCTCGTCATTTAATCCTTCGACCCAGTCTGCCTTTGATTTGCAGCAGGCCCTCAACGCCATCTCGGCGCTGAACGGCAACGTGTTCGTCCAGCAGGCTGGCCCTGGCGTGTTTCAGGTCGAGTTCACCAACGCCCTTAAGAACACGGACGTGGCCCTGCTTTCGGCTAGTTCCAGCATGACGTCCTTTACCAACTGGTACAGTGTCTTCCCGATGGCCGTAGGCTCTCAGGACATCGTCATCCCCTGCGAACTGAACTGCACTGAGCTGATGAATAAGCCAGGAGTCACTGAGGCGCAAGACCCCTACTATGTCAACGCGGCTACGAGCCCGGTCAAATGGGCTAACGTCGTGAACTACGAGGACGCCTACGCGGCCAACGCTTTGACGTTCATCCCTGGATGGGCTACGCCTATCATCGACGACACCGTGCCCCGCAACTTCACCAAGCGCCTGCTTGATTACGGCAAGACCGGCGGGTGCTCGGATAGTGAACCCATCCCGCCTTTCCTCGTCACTTTGGACTCCACCGCTGGAGGAAACTCGACCTACTCCATCACCTCGGGCACGGTCAACAACCTCGTCCCGAACGGGGTCAACACTCCGATCACCGTCACCACGGGCTCTTACTTCGTCTACATCAAGCTGCCGTTCGTCAGTGGGGTCTTCCCAGCCAACAACACGGACTTCAAGTGGGAGATTTCCGCAAGCATGCCAGCCGACACCGACGCCTTCGGCTACGTCAAGGTGGCCGACATCAACCCGGACGGCTCCGTCTCGCAGTTCGTCACCGGCTCGCTCTGGTCTGACCGCATCAAGCTGGGAAGCCTTACGGCCCGGTACTTCTTCTCTCGAATCTAATGGCCGACGACGTCGTTACGTGGGCAAGGCTTCGCGCCCCCATCGGGCGGGGTACTTCTTTTGTTACACTCAGCGGAGGTGCTACCAACTTCAACGTGACGTGGCAGGGCGTGTCCGGCCAGATGTTCGTGGCCGTTGGAAACTCGCCACTTAGGACATACCGAAACCCATTTTGGGTAGGCACCCCAGCTGCAGGTGGTCCTATGTTCGTAAATAATTACCTTGGGCTCGGGTCGTTCGGTGAAAACTCCAGCATCGGTGGGACAGGCAACGTCCTGCCGGACGATCAGATCAGCCAGCTAGTGGGTCAAACGGTCGTGGTCTCTGATGGTACCTTCACTATGACCTCCGACGCTTTTCTCACTGGAGGCCAATCGACAGGCACTTTTGGCACCATCAGCAGCGTGGGCAACCTGACGGTGGTCTGACCCCACCCCCCTTCCAATCGGGGCAAGATTAAGACCCGATGAGCTGCAACACCGTCACCTTTAAACGCGGATCGTCCTTCTCGGCCTCCATGGTGTGGAACCCTGAGCCGGGCGGCATCGCGAACCTCGTCGGCGTCACCGTGCAGTCGACCATCATCGACGCGCAGCAGAACGAGTACGACCTCACCGCAACCGTGGCTGTCGGCGGCCTGTCCGTGGCCTTCGTCTACCCGGGCTCGACCGCGGCTTGGGCCATCGGCACGGCCAAGTGGGACATCAAGTTCCTGAACGGCGGCACGGTCTTCTACTCCGAGACGATGCGCTTGGACCTCATCGGTCAGGTCACCGCCTAATTTCATGTCCCTTACGATCACTATCCCTGGAGCGGTCGACGTCACCACCGGGTCGATGGCCCCTGCTGTCCTGACCATCGGCGTCGGCGTGCCCGGGCCGCAAGGGCCTGCTGGCCCCGGCGTCCCTGCTGGCGGCACCTCGGGTCAATACCTCCAGAAGACCTCTGGCGCCGATTACGCGACCGACTGGGTGACCGTCAATCTCGCGGCCTACGCGGTCAAGGCCAACAACCTATCCGACCTGACCAACTTCGCCACGGCCCGCTCAAACCTCGGGCTGGGTACGATGGCCACGGCCACTGCAGCGGACTACTCGACGACCTCGGCGGCGAACCTCCTCTACGCCCCCATCGCGGCTGGCCAGCCCACCTCGGGCACTGTCGGCCAAATCCTGACCAAGAACTCTGGAACGAACTGGGATTCCAGCTGGCAGACCCTTATCCCGGGCGACCGATACCTGACGAGCTCGACGACTAGCCTGACCATCAACAACGCCAACAAGACCCTGACGATCGGCACGGGTCTGTCCTACTCCTCGCAGCAGGACATCGTCATCACCTATGACGCGAGCAACCATATGCACGCTCGGGTGCTGACGTACAACTCCGGCACGGGCGTGATGACGGTGGACGTCCTCAGCCACTCGGGCTCGGGTACCTTCGCCGCTTGGACGGTCAACGTGGGCGGCGCTCCTGCCCTGGCATCGGTTGTCTGGGGCGATGTGACCGGGGTTTTGGGCAATCAGGTCGACCTCGCCAACGCGCTGAACTCGAAGCTCGAAGTCACGACCGCGGCCTCGACCTACCAGACGCAGGCGGCCATGTCCAACTTCCTTGCCAAGGCCGACAACCTGAGCGGCCTTGCGAATACCGGCACGGCTCGGACGAACCTCGGCCTCGGCTCCATCGCCACGGTCAACGAAGCCCCCTCGGACGGCTCGACCTACGGACGCAATAATGGCGCATGGGTCGTGGCCGGCGGCGGCTCATTCCCTGCCGACGCCCTGACTACCAATGAGGTCAACGCGGTGGCGGATGCGGAGTATGCAGACTTTTCTTCGCCTTCTTCTGTCTCGATTACTTACGGCAGCGGGGTGCTTACGTTTTACGACACTTCAATCAGCTCTGACGGCAAGCTGATTACCATCGTCGGTGGTAACGCTTTCGCCCTTTCTTCTGGGTCGTCTTGGGGTATCACCCTGATGACGGACACTCTGGACCCTGGCTACCCGAAGTACGTCGAGGACCTTGTCACCTACATCAACGCCGGGAGCGTAAGCCTTACGGCAACTTGGAGCGGCACCCCTGCTACGGACACGGTGGACAACCTTCCGTCATACAGCCCCCTCGAACTTAACAGGGTCGCCATCGGCATCCAGTCAGGCGATCGCCTGATGATTGAGCAGGGCCTCCGTCAGTACCTGACGAGCAGCGCACTCTCTCTTAGCGCTGATGTCTACAGTGTCCCGACCTATGCAAACAACCTTGTCGCATGGGCCAAGCCTTGGCAGCTGGAGAATTACGCGACGACCAGCCAGCTCAGCCTGAAGGCCAACATCGCCAGCCCCGCCCTGACGGGCAACGTAACGATCACGACTAACTCGACCAGCCCTGCTCTGTTCATCACGCAGACCGGCACGGGCAACATCCTGACCCTGCACGACGAGGCCTCGGACACGTCCTTCGTCGCCATCGACCAGAACGGTAAGATTAACACCATCCCTTCGGTCACGGCTTCGGCTGGCTTCAACGTCCCGCACGGCGCGGCGCCTACTACCCCGGTCAACGGCGACATCTGGACCACCACTGCGGGTTTGTTTTACCGCATTAACGGCGCCACCGTCTCCCCGGCCACGCTGGCGGGTGGAACCTATACCGGAAAAATCAACACCGTTGCATCCACTACTGCCACCGCAGGTTTCCGTCTGCCTGCTGGTACGGCTCCGACCTCTCCAGTCGATGGTGATATGTGGACGGTTTCAGGCGGGCTTCAGGTCCGTTTGAGTGGCGGTACTCGTGCGGCAGTCTTCCGGGAGTTTTCTACTACCTACAGCGCTGGCGTTAAACAGACCGTAACCCATAATGCCACCTCTGCTGGTCTTAATATCGCTGCTGTCGCTAGTGATCCGACGACTCCGGCCACAGGAGATGTCTGGCATAATAGCAACACTCAACATATCCTTGGTTTCTCCCAATCGATGCGAGGCGCTATGACAGCAGTACGCGCCATGTGCCAGGTCAACGTCTCGGGCGGTGCGCCTAGTTCGGTGTACGTCTTCAACGTCTCGTCCTTCACGGACAACGGCGTGGGCGACTTCACGATTAACTTCACAAACGCCTTGTCTGACGCAAACTTTCTCATGGTAGGCTCCACGGCTGGCAACGCAGGCAACAATGGATCGGTGGTAACTACCACTCGGTCTACTGGAAGCTGCCGCGTCAGTACCATCTGGAACGGAGCCCTTGCAGACGTCACCAACTTCTCCGTAGCCATCCTTCGCTAATATATGGAATCTGAATTGCCCCCCGAAGAGCCTGTCGTCGAACCGACGCCTCCTCCGTACATCGACCCGAACGCGCGCATTATCTATCGCTTGCCTGATGGCGGCGTGGCAATCCTCACGCCGGCTCCCGACTGCGGCCTGACGCTAGAGCAGATCGCGGCAAAGGACGTCCCCGCTGGAGCACCCTTCCAAATCGTTGACGCATCCGATATCCCCTCCGACCGCACCTTCCGCAACGCCTGGGAATACACCGCATGAGCATCTCCATCAACATCGACAAAGCCAAGGCCATCAAGCTCGACCAACTCCGGGCCGAGCGTGCGCCTAAACTCGCCGCCCTCGACCTCGCTTTCATGCGTGCCGTCGAACGTGGCGACCTTCTCCAGCAGGCCAGCATCGCCGCCCAGAAGCAGGCCCTCCGCGACATCACCAAGGCCCCGCTCCCTGACGACGTGGCCACCCTCAAAGACTTCACCCCCGACATCCTCAAATGATCACCCACCTCCTCGCCCTCCTCGTCGGCTTCGTCGCCGGTGCCCTCGTCATGCGCAAGCACAAGGCCAAGGCCGACACGCTCGAAGCCAAAGGCCGTCAGGCCCTCGACGCCCTCAAGGGCAAGTAAGGCCATGCGCTTGCTCCTAGCCATCGCCGTCTTGGCCCTGGCTGGGTGCAAGTCTGGCAAGCCCCTCGACGCCCCGCTGCCGAAACAGCCGGACGCCCCGACCAAGCCTGACGCGGTCGTCACCCTGGGGAAAGACCTGGACAAGACGGATCACCGCGTAGCCTCGGCCCTCGTGGCCATCGAGAAGAACGCCGACAAGCCCAAGGTCGTCGTGGCCGAGTCTCGCCTAGCCCAGTCTTATCTGCCCGCCCCGCCCGAGGCCGACGTGGCCTTCGCCATGGCCCGGGCTACCAAGGCCGACCCTATCGACTACGCTCGTCAGATGGCCTTCGGTCGTCAGCTAGCGACCGCCGTGACCAAGGCATGGGAACGCCTAGAGGCCGACCAAGCGGAAGCCAAGAGCGTCTCCGGCCTGAAGGACGCCCGCATCGTCGAGCTGCAAGCCGAGGTCGAGCGCGTGAAGAAGGACGCCTCCGCCCAGACATGGACGCTCGTCGGTGCTGGCCTCGCCGTCGTCGGTGCGTTGACGACCGCCTTCATGGGCCCGCGTATCGGTCTGCCCCTGCTCTTGTGCGGAGCCTTCTGCGGATCGGTTCCCTTCATCATCGACTCGCCCTGGTTCGAATATGCAGCCGGTGCGACGCTCGTCATCTCCTGCGGGCTGGGGCTCTGGTGGCTCGCTGACAAGGTGCGCGACTCGGTCAACAAGCCTGCCAACCCTTCCGACGATGAGCAAGCCCCGCCCCAAGTCTGACCCGCCCGCGGTCAAGTACGCGGAACCTCACTTCACCTTCCGCATCCTCGGGAAGTGTAAGCCCTCCCATGCGCCCGGATGCCGCACGCCCTTCGGCTATTGCTGGAAGGGGATGGGAGACATTCACGTCGACGCTCGTCAGCCCGAACATGAGATGATCGACACGGTCGTCCACGAGCTCATCCACGACACCTACCCTTTCCTCGACGAAGATGCGGTCGAGGCCGGGGCGACCCGCATCGCTGAAGCCATGTGGCGTCTCGGCTACCGCCGCACAATCCGATGACCATCGAGACCTTCACGACTGTCTGCGTCCCAGGCATCGCCTCCCTCGCATACTTCTCCGCCGGCGTGGCCAACCTCTACACCCGCAACTGGGCGATGGCTATCATGTGGATTTGCTACGCCGTGGCCAACGTCGCCCTCCTCTCTACCGTCCTCCGTAAATGAGCCCTCCTCCTCCCATTGACCCCGAGTCCCTGCCGAAAGAGCTGAAGGACGGCGTCGTCGCGTCGGTCCTCGGCGGCCTCGCCATGACGGCCCGCCTGCTGCTCTCGACCGAACCTGTGTCCCTGGGCTGGGTCGTGCGCCGTGTCATGGCCGCCGCGATCACTGCGGCCTTGGTCGGGTACGGCATCCAAGACCACATCCAAAGCCCGGGCCTGAAGATGGCCGTCGTCGGTGCGGCAGGCTACGCGGCCCCCGAATGCCTCGACTACCTCATGCGCTACATCAAGGCCCGCGGAGAGAAGGAAGTCGCCGCGGTCGTCGGCAAACCGAAACCCCATGGCAAAGGCAAAGCAGTCAACAAGCGGAAGCGGTAACCTTCTGCTGGCGGTCACGCTGCTGACGGCCTTCGCCGGAGTCTCGGCCCTGTCGTCGGCGTACATCGCCGGGTACGTCCTCGACCAACTGCAATCGACTGACGCCCTGGTTATGATCGTGACGGACGCGGGCCTGAAGTCCGACTCCGCCGACCTTGAGCGCAACATGAGCACGGCGACCCTAGCCCTTCGCTCCGTCCGCGACCTTGGTTGGGCCTTGGCAGTGGGGTGCCTAGGGGTAGGGGTGGCGGTCTTCTTACGCTCCCGCCGTCAAAGCGTCTCCTAGGGCAAGCCAGAGGGGTCTATTGCCCCTTGACGGAGGCAACCCTAGGGGCATAGTGGACTCAGTCGGGTAGGGGTACGCTCGTTCATGGCGGGCCTCGATGACCCGAGGGACATGAATTGCCCTGACCCCTTGAGTGGGGTCACAGGCTATTTGCGGAAAGGTGCTTGACGAATGTGGAACAGTTCGCCAAGGATGTTGACGCACCACCAATGAAAGCCCTCATCACCCTGTCCTTCCTCATCATCTTCGGCTGGCTGGCCGTCGTCACCTTCTGCGGGCCTCAGCTCGCTCAGGCCATCGACCGCTCCCTGCCCGGCTACGTCGCGGCTAAGCCCACCGCGGTTAAGCGCGTCCGCTAATTTCCACCCACACATGAGCACCCCCATCAAACCCAAGGCCGAACTCGTCTTCGACAAGGCCATGCACGAACTCCTCAAGCGCAAGGTCGTCGACTTCCGCAAGGCCGCTAGCCTCAAGGACAGAGACGGCTGCGTCAAGGGCCTCGGCTCTTACGCCCTGTACGGCGTCGACCATACCCGCGGTCAGCTCGTCGTCCTGGCCAGCGAGCCCACTGCCGGCGACTTCAACAAGTACGTCACCGCCAAGGCCAAGGCCGACGTCTGCTCCCGCTACGATCAGGTCGTCGAGTACCGGGACGCTGGTTCCCACTCCAACCCGAAGGTCACCGTCCTCTGCTGGCACCTCGCCTAATTTCCCACCATGCCCAACGCCAACCACCCCTACACCAAGACGCTGACCTTCGCCGGTCGCGTCATCCCCCTCAAGCGCCCGATGGCCGAGTACGCCGCCCGACGCCTACAGGCCATCCTCCCGCAGATCGCCGCGCTCAACGCCGCCGGCAAGACGCAGGCCGATGCAGCCGCCGCCCTGGACACGACCGTCTGCACCCTCCGCCAGTGGCTCGACATCACCGGGACGCAGTGGGTCAACCTTAACAAGCGCGGCCCCTACCGCCGCCAGAAGTAAGACCATGCCTAACGCCAACTTCCAGTTCGTCACCTCAGTGACCTTCCTCGGTCGAGACATCCCGCTACTCAAGCCTATCGCCGTCTTCAACGCCCGCCGTCTGGAGGGTCTGCTGCCACATATCGCGGCGCTCAACGCGGCCCGGAAGACTAAGCGAGAAGCCGCTGCCGTCCTCGGAGTCAACGAGCAGACGCTGGCAACGTACATCAAACTAACCCAGACCACTTGGCTTGGTAAGGTTCCTCAGCCTGCCAGCGCATACCGCAATCCAACCAGACGCCAAATCCATGTGAAGGCATGGAAGAAGCGTAACCCTGACAAGGTCGCAGCCATCAAGCGCCGGTATTATCTCAAGCGCAAGGCCCGCCTGGCCGCCCTTTCCCATGCCTGACCCATCCCACCGCCCCTACAATCCCATGACCATCATCCGACCCGACTCCCTCCCCCGCCTCTGGTGGCTCTTCCCCTGGAGCATCGCCCGTCAGCTGCACCGCAACTGCAACGCGCTGCGGGCTTTGGCCGACAAGACCGACGACGAGAACCGCCTGCTCCGTCAGGAGGTCACCCGGCTCTCCCACTCCCGCGAGCATTGGATCGCCAAGCACGACCGGGCCTACGCCGTCGCCATGCACAACGAGCGCGTCATCGCCCGCCTTGAAGACAGCATCACCCGCGGCGCCATCACCCCCGACGCTCACCCCCATGAGTAGTGCCTTCCGCCACCTCGACGGTATGGTCGCCCTGCTCTCCGAGGTCTACGAAATCAATGAGCGCATCATGACCGGCGACATCTGCTCCAACAAGACGGCCATCGCCTCGACCCGCATGAAGAAACTCCTGCACCACTATCACGAAGCCCTGCACGAGGACGGCGCCGTAAAGGTATCGCTCCAGGCTTACGCCGCCGCCGGTGGCTGGGTCGGCATACAGTTCTCATATGAGCTCGACGGCTTCGAGGTCGCCGGATCACAAGTCCCGAGACGCGTATGACCCTCAACCAGCGATTCTCAGTCGTCGCCCTGCTGCTCCTCGGCCTCAACGCCCAAGCCAAGACCGACGCCGCCTTCCTCGAGGCCGTCGCCGCGGTCGAGTCCGGGCACAACCGCAAGGCCATCGGCAAGGCCGGTGAGCGTGGCATGTATCAGGTCGGCAAGGCCGCATGGGACGACGCCTCCGCCCGCCTCAAGGCCGAGGGCCACTACTCCTTCCCCTGGTCTAAGTGGCGCGACGCTACCGCCCAGGACATGGTCGCCGCTTCGCATCTCCGCTGGATTAGGTCGAACTTCCACCGCCTCGGCATGACCGACCCGACCCCTGAACAGATGGCGCTCGTCTGGAACGTCGGTTGGACCGCCGCTCAGTCCCAAGGCTTCCGAGCCAACGGCTACGCTTTCCGCGTGGCTAACCTTTTCCGCTTGTCCTTAGCCAAGCCGCGTTAAAGGGTCTTGCCGTGGCTCATCTCATCGTGGCAATCGACCCTGGCGTAAACGGTGGCATCGTCTGGTCAGCGGACGGCGACCCCGTGGAGTGCGCTAAGATGCCCGGTTCCGATGTCGAGGTCTGCCAACTCCTCGCCGATCTCAGCTGCAAGGCCAAGGACGTGTCCCTCTACCTTGAGGAGCCCCCGCTGTTCGCGGGCAAGAACATCCCCGGCTCGGCCATCGGCAAACTGATGTGGAACACGGGCGTCCTCTACGGCGCCGCCGTCGCCATGGGCTGGAAAATCCACCGCATCCGTCCGGCCATCTGGCAGAAGACGCACACCTGTGGCACCAAGGGCGAACTGACCACGACCCAGTGGAAGAACAAGCTCAAGGCACGCGCTGCCGAACTGTTTCCCACGCAGGACGTCACCCTCTGGAACGCCGACGCCCTGCTCATCTTCGACTCCGCCACCCGCGGCGTCATCAACTGAGTTTACATAACTCGGTAAGACCCTTTACTTTGTAACCCTTAACCTCACATGAAGAAAGACCCGAAACTCCCCGCCGACTACCGCATCATCGCGGACTCGTCCTACATCGTCCTCCCCGATCAGAAGGTCGCCCGTCTCCTGACCCCGACCGTCCGGGGCGGCGTGACCTTCTACAACCTCTTCGTCCCCGACTACACGCGGATGTCCCTCGCCGACATCGAGGCCAGCATCAAGGCCGGTGAAATCACCAAGGCCGAACCGACCAAATAATCTCCACCATGAGCACCAAACCCACGCCCTCCTCCGCCACCGCCTCCCTCGTCCAAGCGCTCGCCGCCCTGGACAACGTCAAGGCCAACAAAATCAACCCCGCCTTTAAGGCCAAGTACGTCAGCCTCGATGCGCTGCTCGACGCCATCAAGCCCGTCCTGCTCGACCACGACCTCGCTCTGATCCAGACGCTCGTCAGCCAGGAGGGAAAGGTCGGCGTCTCGACCGCCTTCCTCCACGCATCCGGCGAACGCTTCGAGTTCGGCACCCTGCTCGTCAAGGCCGAGGGCCTGACCGCCCAGCAAATCGGCGGGGCCATCACCTACATCCGCCGCCAGTCCATCCAGACCGCGTGCGGCATCTCGGTCGACCTCGACGACGACGGCGCCGTGGCCTCTGGCTTCCGTTCTGCGGCCGTTTCCCCGTCCGCCCCTGCCTTCTCCCCCACCCCCCGCCCGCTGACCAAATGAGTGCTGACCCTATCGACGCGGCCTTCAAGGCCCTGCACAACCACAACCTCGCCGCCGCTGCCGAAGCCCGGGCAGAGAACCAAGCCAAGACCATCTCCGAGATGCGCTACGCTGGCAACGAGCTCGCCCGCGTCATGGAAGACATCCTCGGCTCCGACATGATCACCTGTCAAATCTCCCGCGCCGTGATGACCTCCACCGTGGCCAAGTGGAAGAACGCCAAGACCAGGCAAATCTGATGGCCGACGTCCCCAAGGGCATCGAACGGATCGCGGCCACCGTCCCGAAGCAGTATGCCCTGCTGCTCTTCCTGGACGGCTTCCCGTACGTCGAGCTGACGGCACGCAAGTCCGCTGACTTCATGACCGACCTCAACTCATGGAAGCGCAAGACCTACCCGTCCCTGTCCCGCTCCGCCGTCCGTTTCTTTACGCTTGCCCCTAATGGAGAGATAAAGGAACTTACCTTCACGCCCACCCGCTCATGACCAACCGCGACTCAATCAAGCGCCTCGTGGAAAACATCACGGGCTCGCTGGCTACCGTCCAGCATATCGCCAGTCGTCATGAACAGCATAACGATGACATCAGCCTGCTTTCGGATTTAAACCGCTCGGCCATCACCGAACTTCAGGTCTTCACGGATCACATCGAGACCGCTGATGAGTCCGCCCAGGTCAAGCCGCTCCATGACCGCGTCCACGTCCTCGTCGTTCAGCTGCGCGTCCTGCGGAATACCCTCGAGGCCATGGAGAACGCCGCCGACAAGGCCCTCGAAGACGTGCGCCGCATCTCTGCCAGCGTCGAAGAAGCCAGCCCCGAAGATGACAGCCTGTGAACTCTGCAAGGGTGCGTGCTGTGAGAGCATCCTGCTCCCCATCGACGCGTCCCCGACCACGACCGAGTTCTACGCCGCCCGCGGCGAGGTCTTCATGATCGTCGGCCGCACCTACGCCGAACTGCCTTCCCGCTGCCCGCACCTGTCGCAAAGCGGCAAGTGCAAGACCTACGCCAACCGCCCGGTCGCCTGTTCCCGCTTCGCCGTGGGCTCGACCATGTGCGTGACCGCCATCCAGCGCCGTCGCCCCGATCAGGCCGACGCCATCATGGCCCTTCTCTGACTTTCCCACCAACACCCAATAACACACCCATGCCCGACCTCATCACCGAACGCGTCATCTATGACGGCATCCAAGCGCTCAACCAATCCCTAGCGAAGGAATTGGTCTACAAGTCACCGGCTCACGCCCAGGCTTACCTCGCCCGCACCCGCGAGGACAGCAAGGCCCTCCGAGTGGGCACGGCGGTCCACAAGCTCGCCCTCGAAGGGCTCGACGCTTACAACGCCACCCACGCCATCGCCCCGGACGTCGACAAGCGCACGAAAGA